GAGCGAGATTCAGGAAGTGAAGGAAAGGCTTGAAGCGAGGGGATATCATTGATGGATGTAGATCACCACGATCCAAAAGGGCAGATGACGGAAGATCTGTTTGGATTCTTTGCGGATCCATTGGATTTTGTCTGGTATGCGTTCCCGTGGGGGGAGAAGGGGACTCCTTTGGAGATGTTCCCGGAGGGACCGGATGTATGGCACATGGAGTTGTTCAAGAGCATTTCGGATCATGTGATTGAGAATCTGAATCGAAAGGATCGGGGCGAGGATTTACTGCCGTTTCAGTGCGCTGTGGCATCTGGGCATGGGATTGGCAAGAGCGCGGCAGTATCGTGGTTGATCCTGTGGCTGATGAGTACTCGGCCTAACGCCAGGGGAGTGGTTACTGCGAATACCAGTAATCAGTTGGAGGGTAAGACCTGGGCAGAGTTGGCGAAGTGGCACAACATGCTGGTGAACAAGGAGTGGTTCAAGTGGACCGCTTCCAAGTTTTATTGTCTGATGCAGAAGGATGGTGAGAAGAACTGGATGTTCGAGTGTGTGCCGTGGAGCGAGGAGAGGACAGAGGCGTTTGCCGGGTTGCACAATGCATCCAGTTCCGCGGTGATGATTTTTGATGAAGCATCCGCGATACCGGACAAGATCTGGGAGGTGTCAGAAGGGGCGATGACCGATGGGGAGCCATTCTGGTTCACGTTCGGAAACCCAACCCGGAATACAGGGAGGTTCAGAGAGTGTTTCGGGAAGTTCCGCCACAGGTGGTTAACGAAACAGGTGGATTCGCGCAGCGTGCGGATTACCAACAAGGGGCTTCTGGAGGGTTGGGTTGAGGATTACGGGGATGATTCTGATTTTGTAAGAGTCAGGATCAAAGGGCAGTTCCCGCGGGCAGGTGCAGCGCAGTTTGTGCCAGTGGATCTGGTGGAGGAGGCGCAGGACAGGGCATCGGAACTGGACGAGGGAGCGGCGTTGACGCTGGGTGTTGATGTGGCGCGGTTTGGTGATGATCAGTCAGTGCTGTATTTCAGGCGGGGGAGGGATGGAAAGTCCATACCGACTATTAAATATAGAGGGGTGGATACCATGCAGTTGTCTTCCTATGTTGCGGAAGCTGCGGACAAGTACCAACCTGATTTGATCTTTGTGGATGGTGTAGGAGTTGGTGGGGCTGTGGTGGATCGATTGAAGCAGTTGGGATATAAGGTAGTGGATGTGAATGCGGGGTCCAAGGCCCAGGACACGCAGAAGTATTCGAATAAGAGAGCGGAGATGTGGGACCGGATGCGAGAGTGGTTGCTGGGTGGGTGTATTCCGATGGATCAGGAGTTGTATGACGATTTGATTGGTCCGGAGTACAGGTATGACAAGTCGAACCGAATTCTGTTGGAACGGAAGGATGAGATGAAGAAGCGGGGACTGGCAAGTCCTGATTGTGGAGATGCCTTGTCCCTGACATTTGCACAACCCGTGGCGAGGCATGATGTGCGTCATTCACGGCATGGGATGAAGCGGAGGGTTGCTCGTGATGTTGATTATGTTATCTTTAGCTGATAGAACAGGCAGTTATGAGGATTAGGCGTATCCGTGATGAGGCGGATGTCGAGCAGATGATTGAACTCGGAGCGAAGATGCACGCTGAGAGTCGGTATACGGATATCCCGTATGACAGAGCCAAGCTGGCGGAATATGGAAGAGCGGCTATCGAGAATCCTTTTACATGGGGAATCTTCATAGCCGAGGATGAAGCGGGTAAGGTCTATGCGATGATTGCGGGGTTCAAGGCTCCGTATTATTTCTCGTCTGATGCTTTCCAGGTAACTGATGCTTTTGTCTATGTGGATAAGAGTAAGCGTGGAGGGTTGGCCGCGGCGCGTTGTGTGAAGGCTTTGGAAGAGTGGGCAGGGAACGTAAAGGCGCATGAGCTTGTCTTTGGTATAAGCGCCGGAATCGATAATGAAGCGGCGGAACGATTGTACACAGGACTTGGGTACACCCGAGTTGGATTATTAATGCGAAAACAAGGAGCCTGATTATGGGGGGAGCAGTTCCAGCACCACCACCGATACCTGATGACCCGTCTCCTCCACCGGATCGGAATGAGGAAGAGGTAATGAGGGCTCAAAGGCTTGATCGCAGAAGGCGGTTACAGGAGTCGGGTAGAGCGGCTACTGTGCTGAACACCGGAGGCGCTAGCGGACTTGGGACGGTAGAAGAGTCTAATTTAGCCAAGAAAACATTGGGTTCTGGATGAAACAGGATATAGCGGATAGTATCATTCGGCGTGTAGAGCGCCTGACGGCAGGACGATCCACATTCGAAGCGCAATGGCAGGAAATTGCCGAAAGGGTAATTCCTCGTCAATCGGGTACGTTTCTTGCGCCTTCAACGGATTTTATGAATGGGGAGAAGCGAACAGAGAAGATGTTCGACTCCACGGCTGCATTGGGGTTGGAGAGATTCTCTGCTGCGATGGAGTCGATGCTGACTCCGAGGAACAGCAAGTGGCATCGGCTGCGGGCAACGGATGAGTATCTGAATCGGGATCGCCAAGTGGCGTTGTGGTTCGAAGACATCAACGATATCTTGTTTCAGTATCGGTACAGCCCACGGGCGAACTATGCATCTCAGCAGCATGAGATCTACATGTCGCTGGGTGCGTTCGGTACAGCGTGCATGTTCATTGATGAACTGGATACCTCTGGGTTGCGGTATCGGGCAGTGCATCTGGGTGAAGTGTTCTTCATGGAGAACCATCAGGGGCTGATTGATACATGTCACCGGAAGTTCCCCATGACTGCAAGACAGGCGGCTCAGAAGTGGGACGAGTCTCTCTTGCCAGATAATATTGTGAAGGCGTTGAATGAGAGTTCGGACAAGGAGTTTGAGTTCATTCATTGCGTGAAGCCGCGTGAAGAGATAGACGTTGCCAAAGCGGACTATCGGGGGATGCAGTACGCTTCATACTATGTGTCCATCGAGGGCAAGAAGTTGTTATCTGAGAGTGGATACCAGACATTCCCGTATGCCATATCGAGATATGTGACTGCGCCCGGTGAGGTGTATGGTCGGTCTCCAGCAATGCTGGCGTTACCCGCGATCAAGGTGTTGAACGAGCAGAAGAAGACGATGCTGAAACAGGGGCATCGTGTGGTTGATCCTGTTCTGTTGGCGCATGATGACGGGGTTGTGGACTCATTCAGTTTGAAACCGGGGTCGATCAACTATGGAGGTGTATCGGCGGATGGTCGAAGATTGATCCAGGAATTGCCTGTTGGGAATCTGGCTGCGGGTCAGGAACTGATGGACATGGAAAGGACCGTGATCAATGAAGCGTTTCTGGTGTCATTGTTTCAAATCCTCGTTGACTCTCCACAGATGACGGCAACGGAAGTGCTGGAGAGGGCAAGAGAGAAAGGGGCGCTGTTGTCTCCAACCATGGGACGGCAGCAGAGTGAGGCGCTGGGACCGATGATTGAGAGGGAGATTGATCTTCTTTCCAGGCAGGGGTTACTCCCTGATATGCCTCCTTTATTAATGGAAGCGGAAGGCGAGTTCTCGATTGAGTATGATTCTCCGTTATCCAGAGCGCAGAAGGCTGAAGAGGCTTCAGGCTTGTTCAGGACTATCGAGTTCGCTACTCAGTTTTCCAATGTTACGGGGGATCCATCTCCGTTCGATCACATTGATATTGATGAAGCGATGCCCGCTATTATGGGAATCAATGCTGTACCGGAACGCTGGAAACGGTCTGAGAAGGACATTGAAGCTGTCAGGCAACAACGGGCTGAACAGGCACAGGCACAGCAACTTTTGGATGCGGCCCCTAGTCTTGCTTCTGCGGCCAAAACGGCAGGTATAGGTGGATAAAAAGGTTGAGGAGTTTCTTGATGCCAGAAGCCAAGCGTACACACAGACATTCGATGGGCCTCATGGAGAAGTGGTGCTTGAAGATCTGTCCAAGTTCTGTAGGGCGCATCAATCGACATCCCACGCCAATCCTTACATGTCAGCAAGGCTGGATGGGCGAAGAGAGGTTTGGTTAAGGATACAGCAGCATTGCAATCTGGATAGGGAGCTACTCTGGAAACTCTTTGTGTAAAGAAAGCCCCCTGTCCGGAGGACGGAGCAGAGGGCTAATCACCAGAGGAGGTGTCACTTGAATAGATATTTACGAGGTAAATTGATACTATCTCAACATGATTGGAAAAGTCAAATATGAGTGAAGAGAACAGCATCGAGGTAGAACAAGCGCCAGCGCCAGCCCCAGTCCAGGAGAAGTCTCAATGGACCGATGGATTCAGTGAGGATATGGTCGGACTTGTGCAGAACAAGGGGTGGTCATCTCCGAGTGATGTGGTGAGTTCATACCAGAATGCGGAGAAACTCATCGGTGTACCGGAAGAGCGTGTTCTGAAGATTCCTGAGCT